ATTCACTCAAATCGGGCAATATTAGATTGTTGTCCAATATTATATCATTATCATTAGCAACCTCACTCTCCATAAGTGGAGCTATGATTGGTTCTTTTACTTCTATCAAAGGGCCTTCAAAAATATGCACAACGTCTCTCTCATAATTGTCCATCCTGTCCATAACGTTAGCATAATCTTCATTATTGTACAGCATTTGAGTCCTTGTTATATAACTCAATTTTATTTTCTCAGTGCTGGGTAACCTTAATTCACCTAACAGGGATATAGGATGAGTAGGGTAATTTTTGCCTCCCTTTTCAAGACTCAGTGTTAAAACATTTCTATACTCATTCACAACAACATAGTATTTGTCATCAGTTGTGAGTCTTTCCACATCGTAAACGTCTACGGATGTAGTTCTGAAGACATCGTTAGCAGTATCATCATATAAAGTAACTAAATGATTATACATAGCTTTTCTATAGGGATCAGTTTCTTTGGGAGTTTTTTTCTTTTTGTAATTTTTGTAAGTTATTATCGTAGTGGTGACTTTGTTGGAAGATGTTAACTTCTTGTATCTTGTCTTATATTGTCCATCACTAGTGCAGTATTCAGTATTGACAGTTGAAGGATTATAACCCTTTTTATCAATCACTAACTTTATTCTAGGATCCAGTGTTTTGATGAATTTGTAAAATGCTAAGCAAAAAGAGAGCTTTCTTGATTTTATCATTGATCTCATCTCATGATTCATAAAATTCACTATATATGTTATATCCAACACTGTTATCGGTTGCCTAACTTCCTCCTCTAAATAACCTTGAACTTCTAAGACTGGTTGCATGTCCTGGTCATATTCATCAATGCCCTTCCTCCAATCTAACCTGTCGCTTCCCTTCCTGATTTTCTTATTCTTATTTGTATTTCTAATTGGTTCTCTATATGTTATTGGTTTTGAAAGAACTCTTAATAATGAGTTGTATTTTGTGATAGGATTAAATTTTATGTCAGCAGAGTCTACCTCAGCTTTACATCCTTCTATCAAATTGGACCTTATCATAGATTCCATAGTAGTCCCTATTTTATCGCCTCCTACTAATGTAACATTATATTTATGATAACCATGTGACAATTTATTTAATTTATTTTCCAATACAATTTTAGATTTCATGTAATCTAAGAGAGCTGTGTCAGACTTTCCTCCTAGTGAAACTGGTAGTATTGGGTATAGTAAGAAGTTCTTAATGCTTTTGATTGATCTAGGTTCCAAATATATCTTGTGTTCTGTTATTGTCTTGTTAAATCTTTTAATAGGACTAATTTGAAGTATCATAACATCATTCATCCACAGTATGTCTGTTCTCATGGATTCAAATTGAGGACTCAGCTGATTAACACCATCCACCAACTCCACTTTTGTTGCATTTACTAACAGTTTTTGTTCATTTATTACCATCTTATCATCATAATTTCTTGCTAGATCGTAAAGATCACTTTTGGATATTTTTCTAGATTCTAATATATCTTCGTAATATTCGGAATTCACTGTGAACAATGGCAAATCAAAAGGAGTTTGACAATGTGAGAACCTAAGGCAGCTCCCCATTTGGTTACTATCCGCTGATTCCCTTTGTTCGTTGGATAACAAATAAGATATTGGGCCATGTACACCATTAAAGCTAGCAAGGTAATCGTCATCCTTTAATGTAACAAGAAATTCATTTATTATTCTTCTTATTTTAGATGGTTTTCGTCGAATATCTACTATTGAGCTTCTTGAGAAAGAATTAACGGTGTTAACTTCTTCTATGCCTACCTCCGTGTTTACCTGCTTCCTTTTCATACAGTTCAAGAAATATGACGCATTAGATATATCATCTTTGAATACTGAATAATTCATGCACTTATACACTATAGGATTGTTTGAGACGGCAAGTAAGGGATTTATCTCATAACAGCCTAACAGTTCAACTGGCAGTCTAAATATTTTATCTCCAATCTCTTCATACAAACTCATGCTTTGGAACTGCTTTAACATCAACCTAGTGTTAAGGAGCTGAACCCAGAGAGATCCTACCACACTTCCTTCTTTTCTTAGATATTCTAGCCCTTGACTCAAACATCTATCTGCTGCTTCAGATGGGTCGCTTGAGAATGAATAATCCACAAATGAAACCCTGCTCTTAATATCAGCATTGAATGTGCCGTTCACGTTTCTGAATATAGAGTTAAATTCACATACATGCATGCTGTATGAACTCTTGTAATCATTTCTTTTTATGCCAAACCAAGAGTTAACCATTGTAGTAATATAGTGAGTCAACTCAAATGCACCGTAAGCGCTAATTTTTGATGAATCAAATATGACACCAGAATTTATGTCGTCAGATGTGTCATTAGGCAAAAATGTGAACCCTAGGTTATTACCATCCTTGTCTTTCATACCTTCCAATATAGTTTTTTGGAGCCGTAAGCAATCGGCGGCTAATAAACTACTAGTGTTACCTAAAACACCTTGAAACATGCCTTCAGAAGCATATATATACTGGTCATCCTTGTTCAAAACTTTATTCTCACCTCTGGCTATTAGGTCTAACATATTTGAAACCATTGACCCCTTCAAAACTCTCATTTTTCTATTCTCCTTGGTTAATAAGTTCTGTTCCCAAATCACACCATCTCCAGACATTTCAACCCAATCATTGTCGTCTGGTTTAAATTTCTTTTTTACTGATAAATTGCATGGTGTTTTAATAATTTTGTTAGAAAACAATTCTAACTGTCTCCTCACAATTGACCTAAGGAAACCACTTCTAATTCTTGAGCCTAATACCAGATATAAAACATAAGAAAGTTGTCCCGGTCCCCATCCAGAGCAATCAGCATTGTCAAAAAAGTAATTTTCCTTGCTTGCAACCAATTTATATTTTTCTGCTATTATTTCATCCTTTTTATCACACTCTATAAGATTAGTTGTATCACCAAGACCATGTTCTATGTCCTTTTGCATTTTTGCTATAGATTCCACAAAAAATGCCGATATCCTCATTACAGAGTTCAAGACTGCAATCTCTCTAGGCCCTATTTGAGCCTTTTCAACCATCCTAGCGACAAACAAGAACTTACACTCAGAGTTGTATAATAATACTGGCATTAAATTTGTTAAGGACCGAGATATTAAGCTTATGTCAGCCTCACAACTGGGGTCCTTTTTCTTTAAATAAGCAGTTATGTTTTGTAATGCTGTTTTATAACACTTACTAGCTTGAGTTTTTACTTTTGTCAACTTTTTATTACCCTTCTCAACTTTTTCTTTTAAATAAGGAGATATGCCTTTACCACATTCATATTCAACAGATCCTCTAGAGTTCATTACATCAGACACACTTAATTTATACAATTTTGACTCAAAATCATACAAAAAGTCAACGCTGTCACCATATGTCTTTAACTCCTCCTTTTTCAAAAGCAATCTAGTGCTGTTCATTACCCCTAATGCTATTATTACCAAATTAGGGTTAAATTTGCCATAATTCCCATCTATATCAGGATTCATTAGTTCAGCCATTAGGTTTTCGCTTATATTTTTAGCCGATTGTTTACTATTACAACTAGTGGTTAGAAATTCTCGTCTACTCCTTATAGCTTTATTCATAACCAATGCTTCAGAAGTTTCCTTATCATTTCTCTCCATTGACAATAGCCTGCATATGTAAAGGCTATTGTATGTATTTTGATCACTCAATATGTATTTACTCTCATGTGGGAATGCTATACCCCAATTATCAGATTCTTGAGTTACGCTTTCCCCAGAATCATTTGTGTATGTTACCTTGTTGGACACTCTTATATTTCCTTTACATTTATTAGGCTTAGTCCATAGAATCAAAGGAAATGTTTTTAAACACCTTAAAAATATTATTTTTTCTATATGACTTTTAGGCTTGTAGAATTTATCTTCCTCTGGGTTGTTTTTGAAGTCAAACGTTTTGAATAGTTTTCTCATTCCCATGGATATTCCAGTAGTATTTACAAATAAATATCTTATCATCTCTGAAGCTTGAGAAAAACCAGATCTATTTATTAAAATCAAAAACGATATCATGCAAGTTGTAGAATTTATGCCATTCAGTAACTCTTGTGTCAATTTTTGATTAGTGATGTTAAGTTCATGATGTTGGCTCAAAAACGATATGTATCTATCATAGACAGTGGAATACCAGTCTAACATAGGTGGCGTTATGGTAAACCATCTAGTAGATCTAGTTGAACTAGCTACAATAAAACCATCAGAAAAAAATACTCCTGATATCATACAAGAGCTATTGTTTAAGCTAGATTCTGAAAAACTCATTGTGTTGTATATTATGGCTGCTCTATCAGAAAAACAATTAAAGCCAATAGCAACCTTTTTGGTTTTTATGGAGCTCTTTAAGCCATTTTTCAAATGTTTCATATATTTAGAGGAATTTATAATGCTAGTAGCAAACTCCTGATGGCAGCTAACTAAGTTAGAACAATTGTTTCTTAGTGTCATATCACTAGTAGTTTTCATCATTTTTTGACAAAAGCTTTTTATATTATGGCGGCCATCTGAAACCTTACAATCATTGCTTAACATGACACTATCTATGAGTCTGTCTATCTCCAACTTGTTACTATAATCAAATGAAGAATCTGAGTATAGCCTGAAGGAGTCTTCCAACTTTTGCTCTAAGCTAGAATGATTGTAATCACATCCATTAATTTTATGGTACTGACTTTTTTCCTCTGTAGTGGGCAATTCATTCCTAAGACCTATATAATCATCGTTAGAATTAGGATCGACCATTATCTCTTCAAATATTCTGTTGGTTTCTATAATGAATACATTCAACCTATTCTTTGTTTTTTTTGAGATTGCAATTTCAATGGTGCAATTTTGATATTTGTCATAATCATGGCACATAGAAAACCTTTTATCAATTGTTTCTTTTTCTAAAGAATTCATAGATAAGAATTTTGTAAAAACACAACTTCTTTCTTCCATTTCCAATATTTGTTCACATCTTGTTACTATGTTGTTGGACAATTTTCTGCCTTTTACCAGGGGTATATATGTTAAACTTTTGGTAGGCATGTCCACCAATTCATCATAATAATCCCCACAATAATAGGGTAAATCTACACCTATCTTTTCTCTAATGGACTCAAACAAGAATGCGCTACCCCTATTATTCTCAGCAACACAAGTTTGTATGTCTTCTATGTATCTGCCTGGCTCATCGATAGGTTTTGGAGCATCAAAGGGTGAATAATTCTCTCGTTTAAATTTTTGAGATAAATATTCTGTCAGATTGCTAGTGGCTATGTCTATTTCTTCATTAGTCATATTCCTCATTTGTTCAATTAAACTATCAACTAGGTTAAACTCAGCTATAAAGTTACATTCACCGTAATTACTCATTGGAACTAAACTATAATTGTACTCATGCTTCTCCAAACTAACCACATTGCTAAGATGGGGAAATTTCAATGATCTAAGTGTTTTTATCTTATTATTGTCCAATACATGAGTGAAACCTTGAACATCCTTCTGAGTGTAATCTACGGCAACATACTCACCTTCCTTATCCAAAAACAACATGTCCAGATCATTTACTATTCTCTCTCCCTTTGAATTACATCCTTCTAAAACAAGAACATCATCCCCATCCAGAGTAGCTGATATGCATAACCTTATTAATCCATCCATATGCTCCATGGGTTGCATATCATCTCCCCAGACAGAAACTTTCCTCATGTAAACTCCATATTCTCTATGGAAATCAATTATTTTTACAACGTCTACTAACCCTGTGTAACATGATCTGCAATCTGATAAAAATTTCTCTAAGAATGACAATTTAAA